GTTAAAGTTGTATTAGCAGGTGCTTGGCCATAAGTTTTTGTAAATAAAAAATTAGAAGGATCATATGCTTTGTCTAATGCTGATCTTCCATCATTTATCCCTAAGCCTATATTGTCTGGATTAGGAATAATTTCTTCATCTGCTTTGTCGCTTGTACCAGCACCAAATTGAATTTCTAATTGATTATTGGTTTTAAATCGAGATATAAAACGTCTTGTTGATTTTTTTAATTTTAAAAGAAAAGGTGTTTGATTATTATATTGTTTTAATACAGGGTCATTTGCTCCTGTGTTTTCAATTTCTTCAAAAATTGTATCTTGTGCTAAATATGGAACTTCAGACCAATTATTACCTTCACTATCTACTACTGATTCAATTGATATAATATTATTGTCAAATAATTCTAATGTTTTAAATTTTTCAGCAGATCCTATAGTAAATGTTTGTGATTTGGTTTCACCCGAAATTGCTTTAGCTGATTTTTTTAATAAATAATATGCAGGATTATTATTACTATCATAAGAATATACAGAAATATTAGTGGGATCTAAACCAGTTCCATCATTTGAAGAGGATACATTAAAATTAACTTGATTACTTAAATAAAATTTGGGACCCTCGGTTGAATTAAAAACTGAATTAGGTGAAATTTTTAAGGCATAATCAAAATCAGGTATATAATTATTAGGACCTATTTCTTTTGAAGGGATTAACTGAAATATTTCTAAATTAACATTAGAAGCGGCTGTTACTCGGGGTTTGTAGCCCATAGCATATGCCATATTGTATAAATTTTCTTTTTCTTGAGCTAAAGATAGAAAGGTTTCACGTAATTGGGTATCAGTATAAAATGATAAAACATCACCAACGTAAGCAGCCATTTCAAGAAACATCATTCCTGGGTTACCTTCACTAAAATCATTAAAATTATCGGGGAAGTATACTTCCGCAAATTCCATTAATTGATTTTTATAAGAATTAAAATCCTTATTAAGATACTTTACATCTTTATCTTGTGTTTTATTTGATACTTTACTATAGGCCATTTTTATATATTATTAACCATTTCCACGAGGGAAGTATGATGAGTTAAAGTTTAATTGAATGGCATCTGATGATCCATCTAAATTAAAACTATATGATATTACTATAAATAACTTATATTCATCTTCTATAGAATTTACATCTACACTCGATAAAGATATTGTAGGTATGTAAAATTCTATTTGAGTGTTGATTTTTTCTTTTAAAATTTCTACATCTAAATTAGGTTCAAATAATAGATTTTTTAATCCTACACCAAAATTTGGTTCATTTACACGTTCACCAGGTTCAGTTAATAATAAATTAATTAAATTACTTTTAACTTGTTCTTTAAGTGTTTGTGTGCCTTTAAACATATTAACGTTATCTAGAGGAAAGGCAACCCCAATAGTGACATTTTTATTAATGTCTAATGGACTTATTCTTCTATTTCCGTTAATATATGCCATTAGGGTCTACTATTTTTCTTTTTATCTATAGCTCTCATTAATTCACGATAATCTCTATTTACTACATTAGCTACTGCATTAGGTATTGGTGCTTCTGGTGTTAATGTTGATTCAAGATTTGTATTTCCTTGAGCAGTTTCGTTAAGTAAATCATTTAATGCTCCATTAGATGTAAAACTTTGAGCTATAGGTTTACCCATGATTTTTTCTTTTAAAGAAGTTTGTACATTTTGTGGTACTGGGGTACGTTGTATTTGTTGTTCTACAATTGTAGGTTTTAATTCATCACGTAAGTCTTCCTTAAGTGTTTTGATTTCACGTCGAAGAGCATAATCTATTTCTTCTCTTACAACTTTTCTAAATAAATTTTCAAAAGCGCTTGCCTTCATAATAATTGTGTTTGTTAATAAATATAATTAAATTAAGCAATTCGATAGCGAATTACTTGGAAATTTGCATTTCGTATTCTTTCTATAGTTCCTGGTAATAAATCATCTTCTATAAGAGTAATGTCAGCTTCATCAGGTGCGTCATTTATAGCATCAGCATAATCTTCATCTTCCATAGAATCTCCTTCCACATCACACATTAGAATATATTTTAAATAAAAAGATTCAATTAATGATATTACAGTTATGATAGTTGTTTTTATAATAGTTATAACTCCTAAAGCTAAAGTTACTATTCCCATAGGTATTAAAGCTTTTTTTGTTATTTTATCTACTTTTTTCTTAAAAACTTTTATTGAATTTTTAATTTCTTCAGCTTTAGCATTAGATTTGTTTATTGAGTTTGCAAATTTAATTGTGGCATCCCCATCTGCCGCAGGGCCTTTTAAAAGAAATAAACCTACTTGAGCTGCTGTAACTATAGTTTGTAATACAGGTACTAATGCATTTAAAACCACAAAAATTCCTTCAATAATAAGAATTATTTCTCCTATTTTTAATAATTGTTCTTGTAGTTTTTTAAGTTTTTCATTTGATTTATCAAGTATAAATTGTAATTTAACAGACTTAGATTTTAATTTATTATATATAGAATCAATACGATTTCTTACTTCTATACTACAAACTAATTCAGGACCTTTGGATGATATTTCATCCATCATCATTTGTTTAACTGATTCTTTAGTGGGAATTTTTTGTTTAATTTCAGCTATTTTTTTGTTAGCTTCTGCTTTTACTTTTGGAGCTACAGTATCTAAGATCCTATTACTTTGTTGAATTAATGTTACTATGGCTCTTGACATATTATATTGTTTTAACTTGGTTACTTAAATTTTCTTTAAATTTATTTCTTAAGACACTTAATTTATCTATACGTCTTTGTAAAGGAATAATATTAGTAGCATTGGGGGTTGTGGGTCCTGCAGGAGGTGCTATATATGATATTTCATTTCCTATCATATCTAATATATCTTCTAAAACATCTAATAATCCTTCTGTTAAATCATCTCCAATCATCCATTCTTGCATTTTATGGCCTAATATAACAGGTTCAGTAGGCAAATCACCTTCTTTTAAACCTAAATAAATATTAGGAGAATTTACTACAAATTTACTATCTTGTTTATTACTTGTATCAAAATGGAAACTACCATTTGTACTAAAACCAATAGCTTTATTTGAAAATAATAAAATAGAATCATCTTTAGCATTAAATATTAAACGATCTGAATCTATTATTACTTGTTTTCCTTGATATATGTTAGGTGCGTTTGGGGTATAACTCATTATATTGTCAATTTATAGGGGTCCATCTAATAATTCTTCAGCATTATCCGCAAAAGGATCATCTGTTTTCCCAAATAAGGGAGTAGCAGGAGTTGTGTCAAATGATTCATTTACTTGTAATAAATCTTCATTATTTTGTTCAGGTTGAATAGTAGAATTTTCAGGAGTTATATAATCCCCACTTAATTTTTCTGGTATAGTTAATATTTTAACTAAATTAGCCCCAAATGATTTTTGATTTAATGAAGCTGGGATAAAATTAGATAATTGTTGGTTAGATGTCATATAAATAGATGATGCATCCCCCATTATATCTTCCTGAGTATGAATCCAACCTTTATCGTCTAATTGATTTGATTGGCCATTTCTTATAATAGTAATAGGATCTCCTAGTTCACCTGTATTACTCCATTCATTAGGAGTACCTACTTTATCACTTATATTAGTAGAACCAAATCTTATAGAATTACCAAATCTACCTTCTACTATATAATCACCTTCATAAGGTAATAATGGTTTTATATTTAATTTTTCTTGAAAATATTTACCTAATTTAATATCTGTTAGTCCACTTTCTACTTGTCTTGTTATAGATTGTTCATAATCATTATTATTTTGGATATTTTCTATATAGGGTAGGGCATTATGGTGGGGATGGTTCCATATATTAGTTGTAGGAAGATAATATGTTGATATTTTATTATCTTTGTCACCTGATGACATTATTAAAACTACTTCATTTATTAAAGGATAGTTTTTTATAAATGAAAATAATGGTTTTGCTGTAGAATCAGTAGATGGATTTGATTGATTTAATGTTGTGTAAAATATAGTACCTATTGAATCATATTGTCCAAAATCTTCAAAACGATCATGTGAGGGGTCTAAAATAATATCAGTAATTCTAACAGCTATTAATTTAGTGTCAGAAGGTAATATTTGAAATTGGTTATCTACTCTAACTACAGCCATCTTATTTTTTTACTTCTTTCCCTTTTTCTGTTTCCTCTACAATATTTTGGAGTTGATTCATTTCTTCTTCAGTTAACATGTCTCCACCTCCACCAGTTGCGTTACCTGTAGATAAACGTTGTACTATGGCTGCCATTTTTAGAAGATGGTCGTCGTT